AAAGATAGAGGGAGAGGTTGCCGGCGTTACCGAGTTAATGGAAGCGGAAAACGCATTGCTGGAAGGCATTGCCCAGATCGTAAGGGGGTCTGATCTCAGTGACCGAGGCAAGGAAGACATATTCAATGCCATCCGAGATCATGGCAAGAAATGGTCGGAGGGATTTGAGAAGTGACCGAAGGCTTTAAAAAATACATTGAGGAAACCGGCGCAACAGTCGCCAAGGTTTTCAATTATGAGGAAATCGTCCCGGCCCATGTTTGGGCTGAAGAGACCCGGCGAATGGAAGGGGGTCGCCGTTACCGTTTCTCCTTTGCTCCCTATCAAAAGGAAATGATGCAAACGCCATTTGATCCCGATGTGCAAATGACGGTGTTCCAACTCGGCAGCCGATTAGGAAAAACTGAAACCTTCATGAACATCCTTGGAAACTGTATAGAGTGCCAACCTCGGAAGATACTTGTTTTATACCCGACAACATCACAGGCAGAGAAGTGGTCAAAGGAGACACTGGAAAAGGAACTCCTTGCCCCAACTCCAAGCTTGCGATTCCTGGAACGTGGAGGCCGCAGGGATTCATCCAACACAATCCTCCATAAGCTTTTCCCTGGGGGGTTGATTAATATATTCGGAGGCAATGCGCCGGGAGAACTTAGGAGAGCAAAAGGGAATCTCCTTGTGGCCGATGAAATAGATGCATTGCAGTCCAGTGAGAAGGATGAAGGGGATCAACTCGAAATCTTTTGGACCCGAGGGAGTGAATACCGGGACACGATCAGAATTGCAGCATCTTATCCATCGGTAGAGGGCAGGAGTCGTATCTCACAACTGCTGGCGACTTCCGATTGTCGCAAGTGGCATACCCCCTGTATTCATTGCGGAAAAGAATATGTGATGATTCGGGACCATCTGCAATATCCGGAAGGCAAGCCGGAACTCGCCGTATTAATTTGCCCCCATTGCGGCGAGGGGATTACCGACAAGCAGAGGAGAGAGATGGTGATGAATGGCCGATGGATTGCAACACGGCCGTTCAATGGGGTGGCCGGTTTTCATGGCAACGGTTTACTCAGCCCCCATCCAGTCCAGCGAGGGTATCACTGTAATCTGCATTGGGTCGCATCCCAGGAGGAGAAAATAGAAAAGGCCGACAACCCTGACAGGGCAAGACACGTTCTTACAAACACATTCGATGCTGAACCTTACAAGCCCGAAGTGGTCGAGGCCCCGGATGCCAATGCTTTGCTTGATCGCGTGGAAGATTACAAGCCTCGCGAGATGTTACCGGATGGTGTGTTGATTGTTACTGCCGGTGTTGACGTTCAGAAGCGATACCTTGAATGTTCAGTTTGGGGATGGGGCGAGAATAAAGAGAGTTGGCTTTTAGAACACAAGATGATACAGGGAGCCCCGGACGACCCGGCAACATGGGGCGACTTGGAAAGCTTCCTTGGATCGTGTGCCTATCCTCATCCGAGTGGGGCAACCATCTCACTGCTTGAAGCAGGCTCGCGAGTGTTTGTCGATGCCGGTCACTGGGATCAGCACGTTCTGCCGTGGACATTCTCAAAGCAACTTCTTGGAGTCGCCGCAGTGCAAGGGTCGCCAACCGTTAACGCCCCAATCCTTGGCAAGGTGAGGTTTGGCAGTTCTCCTAAAGCCCGCATCTATCCGGTCGGCGTTAATCAGGCTAAGGATATTTTATACTCAAGACTTAGCCTTGATTCATCATCAAAGGACTCGGCCGAATTCCCTGCCGGGTATGTCCATCTTAACCGGGTCGCGACTCATCAATATATCGACGGGTTAACCTGCGAGTTTGGCAAGGAAGAAATATTCCGAGGTGAATCCTTTACTCGCTATGTCTGTCCTCCCGGCAAGCGTAACGAGCCCTTAGACTGCGCCATATATGCAATGTGCGCCAGGGTTGCTGTTAACCCCCGTTTTGATCGGGTCAGGGAAAACATGGAAAGGAAAACAAAAAACAGAAGACCGGATGCGACTCCGAAAAAAAGAACAATCAGAAAGCCTCGGGGCAAGGCCGGGTTTATTGGTGGATTTAGGCCGTGAAGAAGAACAAGGGATTGATGCAGCTAGAGGAGCAGTTGCATCCTTGGCAGCGAGTTCACTTGGCGATTCTGATCCAAGCCCGGGAGGATTGGGTGACGGCGAGGAGTCTCGATTACATAACGTCGGCGGGAATAATCAACCCTGCCGCCTTCCGATTCAAGGGGCACGGCACTCAGTTGATTGGTGGATTCTCCAACCCGATGACCATCCCGGCATTGCAGGAACTGGTCAGCTACTGGAATTCGCGTTCCCCGCTTGTTTCTGTTTCAGCATTGACCGGGGTGGAGATGGACATAGAGGAATTTCTGTCCCGGCTTAATCGGGCGATAGGCATGAGGAATCCAGGAACAAAGAAACTTCCCCTTGATGAACTATGAGAAAAACACGTTTTGACTTGGACGCGACTCAGTTGATCCGGCAATGGCCCGAGTCTCAGCCGGGAACACTTGCCTGTTATCTTGCCCTCCGGGAAATAGCTGCCTTGTGTGAGACAACCGACTTTTATGCAACCCTTGAGGAGATTGGCAAGAGGTCACTGCTCTCTGAAACAGGGACAAGGAGAGCCCTTGACCTGATGCAAAGGAGAAGCCTGATCAATAAACGCCGAACGGGCCGGGGGTTGGCAATACAACTCTACAGGGTCGCCAAGGTGTGATGGTCTATCGCAACGCCTATTTTAAGCTAGATTTTGAACTGTGGCAGACTCAGCACCAAAAGCTTCATTCTATGCGGGGGATTCTTCAACGTGGACCAGCACCTTTTCAGACTACTCGGCGGCAGATAGTTGGGTTGCCACTTGCGTCTTTCAAAGACCGGGAGCGAATGCGTTTAGGGTTGAGGGAACAGCATCGGGAGCGGACCATGTTTTTACAATCAGCCCCTCCGACTCAGCCGCCTTGGAAGCGGGTCGATGGTTGTGGGGGATCAGGGTCGCCAAGGATACGACAACGAAAACAGTGGCAACAGGGACGACCGTCATCCTTCCGAACCCCGAAGCAATTCCCGTTGAAACGCACAACGAGAAATGCTTGCGGTTGCTACAGGCCGCGATGGAGGAGAGGGCCGTCGATGTGCAGGAATCAATATCGATCCTCGGGCAGGATGTTACGAAGATCGCCAGCATTGAACTGGAGCAGCTAATCGATGCTTATCAAGCCAAGGTGAACCGCGAAAGAAAACACGCCTTCCGGTTGTTTAGTGGAGACAGGACAAGACGCTCCAGGATTTATCTCGTTGACTGATGAGCAGATATTTTTTCAATCCCAAGACTTCAATGATGGAACCTAAGCGGCCCATCAAGGAAAAGGTCCGGGCGTATTCCTCGGTCATTTCATCGCAACTAAACGCCGGCTGGACTGCACCCCTGACCAATGCACACGCCGAGTTTCGCGGAGGCATCAAGCAACTTCGCAACCAGACCCGCGACCTTGAACGGTCAAACAGTTATGCTGCCCGGTTCTTGACCGAGTGGACAACGAACATTGTCGGGAACGGTTTCACTTTTCAATCATTGGCGACCAATGCCCAGGGAAGGGAAGACCTTGCTGCGAGGCAGGTAATTGAGGATGCTTGGAACGATTGGAAGAAGCCAAGGAATTGCAGTGCTTCCGGGGATATGCCCTATATGGAACTCAAGGCACTTTCAGAACGTGCCTGCGCCCGGGATGGTGGAGTCTTGATTCAGAAAATTAAGGGATGGGATAAAGGGGATTGGCCCTTTGCTTTGCACTTGCTGGAGATCGACCGGCTGGATGTTGATTACAACGTCAAGGCAAACAAGCAGGGGAACCGTATCGTGATGGGGAAGGAACTGGATCGCTATAATCGACCAGTTGCCTATCACTTGCTAGGTGAGCATCCCGGCGACACTTACGGGGCAACCTCGGGAAGGAAGCGAACCCGGGTAGATGCCAAGGATATAGTCCACCGATTTTACCGCAACCGACCGGAGTCGGCACATGGGCAACCGTTGATGACAAGTTCCATTGAGTCATTGCGGCACTTGGAAAAGTTTCAGGAGGCAGAGTTGATTGCCGCGAGGATCTCCGCTTGCTCGACTGTTGCAATTGAGCGAGACGCATCTGCTCCCTATGAAGGGGACGAGTATGCTGATCAAGAGTTAACGCCCGGAGGCCAGTATCAACTTGAGCCTGGAGAGAGGGCGACACTGTTGGCCCCGCAGCATCCTAATAGTAACTTCGATGGATTCCGGGCTGCTGTTCTTAAAGGGGTGGCATCAGGATGTCTCAGTAGCTATCCACTGCTTTCTCAAGATATGTCTTCTGTGTCGTACTCTAGCCTCCGTGAGAGTAAACTAAACATCCGGGCATTGACCGATACCTTTCGGCAATGGAATATCGAGAACGAGGAGGAAATCATTTTCCGTTCTTGGCTTGGCACCTGCTTGAACACCGGAGCCATATCTTTGCCGGCATCAAACTTTAAGAATTTCGCCAAAGGTAGCTTCATCGGAAAAGGACAAGCCTGGGTCGATCCATTAAAAGACGTTGCAGGACTTGAAAAGGAACTGGCAATCGGCGCGACCTCATTAAGTCGGGCCGTCAAGGAAAGGCTAGGCATCTCGCTAGAGACAATCATCGACGAACGTGCCCGGGATGTGGAAGCATTCAAAAAGGCAGGACTGCCTGTTCCTTCCGCGATTGCCAGCAGTGACCGGAGTGATTCAATAGCCAAGACCCTTCAGCAGATATACCTCGCAGTCGGGACCGTGATCACGGCAGATGAGGCAAGGAAGATCGTCAACGAGAATGGCGGCGACCTGGAGGCAAGCTTGCCGGATGTTTTGAAGCCTGATCTATCGCAACCCGCAGAAAGTGTTATTTAGTATACTATGGACCAAAAAGGTTACAGAACTTTTACCATTAAACGCGAAGAGGATTCGACCTCTCGCGGGATACTGACAACGGAGCAACCCGTTGCCATGTTTGATTATTCCCGGGGCGACTTTGTTCCCGAGGTCTTGCTTATGTCGGGCATGAAAACCCGGGGCAAGTCGATAAAATTACTGGATACCCATATGACTGACTCGGTCAGGAACGTGCTTGGCAGCTTTGACCAGATAACCGTTCGCAAGGCCGGCGAAAGGCAAGTTCCCTATGACTTCGCAGAAGGCTCAATCAGAATCTCAGAGACCGAAGAAAAAATCGCTCAAAAAGTCGCGGAGGGGCATATCAATGAACTCTCCGTAGGATATTCCTACAGTGACGGTGAGACTGTCCACGTTCCCGATGGGGAGACCAAGGAAGTGCAGGGCAAGGAATACACCGGCCCGGTCAACATCCGCACAACCTGGATGGCAAGCGAGGCAAGTCTTGTGCCACTCGGGGCCGATGACGAGGCACAAATAAGAGGATTCAAGAGCATCAAGGATGCCAGAGAAAAAATTTCCAACCAACAAACAGAAAGCACAACCGAAG